TCGACGGAAAGTTTTTCGGCGTCGGTCTGAGCCTTGCGGTCTTCGCCCTGCTTCTTGAGCGCAAGCTCCTGCATACGGATTTGAACCAGAGGGTCGGTCATTGGGTCTTCGCCCTGCGGAAGCATCTTAGCCAAGACCTCGTCCAAGATCTGCTTTTGGCGCATTGCGACCAAGGGCTCGATCTGGGCAGGGTCTTGCATCTGCTGCTGTGCTTGCATGATTGCCCCCTGAACAGCCATGGGGTTCCCACTGCTAGCGGCTTTTTTCTGAGCAATATCGAGGAGGTCGCGGATTTCCGTGTCTACGTCATTACGTGCCTTGAGGGCAACGTGCTCCATGATGTGCGCGTAAAACACGCCCATGACCGTAGGAGGAGTCATAACCAAGGGCGCTTTCATGAAAGCTAGGTGGATTTCGATGTGGACGTCATGCATCTGATCAGAAAAAGCCTGTGCCAGTTCGCCCATTAAGATGCGGGCGTTCTCTGTGACAGGGTCCATAGGCTGCGGCTTTGGAGGAGGAGGCAGAAGCTCGTCGATGTTCTGCACCTCCAGAGCCTGATACATCCGGCGGAAAGCGGCGTGTAGATTGTGCATCTGCGGGGCAGACTGGGCCAACTGGAGCTGCGTCTGAGCTAGAGTAACCCGCTGCGCCATTGAGAAGATGTTCGGATCGCTGACGGGGATGACGTCTACGCGGTTGTCAAAGTCTGCCGCAAAGACAGTGCGGGGTGCGCCAGAAACCTCGTAGGGGTATTCCTGTGGCAGGTTATCCCCAAAAATCCGAGCCAGAATTCGGAATTCGGTCTTCTGCGCGAAGTGCAAGCGCTTATGAATGGCCGACATGACCTTCATGCCACGCTCCAAAAGTGCCACGGTCGTCCCGACGGGGGCCTCTTGGTTCATGTTGCCGACCTGCTCGTCGGCCAACGAAATGAACCGACGACCGCCCTCGATCAGGCTTCCCAAAAGTTGTCCCAATGTGGCGCTGGGCTCTTTGTACGGCAGTGGCATCAGGGAGTTGCGCAGGTCACCGCCGGGGGCGTCCATGTCGCGCCACTCCCCGGGCCGGATGGGCTCGTCGCTGTTGCGAACACGAATACCCTTGGCCTTGAAGCCGCCGGGCAGGTTGGACAGAGTGCCCGCGTCGATGAGTTGGCGAAGGATGGACGTTGCCGCCCGACCCAGCCCGCCAATCATGTGTATTAGGCCAAAGCCGTAGAAGCCTAGGCCGGGCATGAACTTGTAGTGGACGAAGTACTGGCGCTTCTTGGCGAGCTCTGTGTCTTCGTCAAAGTTCCGCAGGATGGACAGGATCTTGCCCGAGCCCTTGTCCAGCGTCACGATATAGGGAAGCTGAATGCCTGTGGGCTCCCCGTCGGGGGACATATCCTCAAAGCCTTCGATGTCCAGATAAACGTGCATCTCCAAAAGGGTGTACGTGTCATCGAGGTAGGACTTCGTGGTCCCCTGAAGATCGTCAACCTTTTCGCGGACGATGCCGTTGGCTTCGTCGGTGGCGCTAAGTTCGATGTCCCGATACAGGCCAGCAATCTGCATCTTGCGGATGTCGTTTTCGTCCATCCGAAGCACGTGCGTGACACGGGTTGCCGTGTTCAAATTGGTGGCAGTGTACGGAATGACGAGGTCTTGGGCCGGAACAAACTGGGCCACAGCCCGCTGCATTCCCATGTCCCAGTAGACTTTCTTGAAGCAAGAGCCTGACAGGGGTAGATAAAACAGCAGTTGATCCATGTCCGGATCGTACTCTTCCATCGTCTCGGTGATTTCATAGTTCATGAAATCCTTGACCCGAGCGGCTTGAGCCTCGCGCTCCGCATCGACAAGGCCAATGATCTGGGTCTTGACCGGGCCGCTGGCGGGCAGAAGTTCCTTGTACGCTTGCGCTTGGAACTGCGTCACGGACTCGGCAATCATGGGATGCGTAACGCCAGACGCACCTTGGAAAGGCTCGGTGCGCTCGATGGTCTTAACGCCAAGAAGGTCCAAGCCTTTTGTGTAGGCTTCTTCCCACTCCTGACGAGATTGGAGATCGTCTTCGTAAGAAGCCCGAAGAGCGCTTGAGATCTCACCAAGCTGGGAGTCCTCGAGATACTCGGCGAGGTTGGCGTTGTGCGGAATATCGACTTCTGACTCCAGTATAGACAGAGCCTCGGCGAGAGATTCAATGGTCGCGCCGCCGTCCTCATTCTCCGTGATCATCGCGCCGCCAGCGAAATCTTCAGGAGAAGGAACGGATACGTCAACGCTGGGGAGGCCCTCGTCGGGACCACCCTGCATCATTCCGGCATCGACCATCGGTCCTCGTGCGTTAGGAGGCATAGCCATCAGTAATACTCCCGTATACGTGGGATTTCTTCGACCCCGTCATCTTCACCTTCTAGTGCGATAAAGCCGCCTTGGCGGAACCGCATCAGAGCTAGCGTCATGCTATCACAATAATCGTCATTATCGCCATTGGGAAAAGAGGAAACCTCCTCAATAACGTCATCAGCGAATCCTTTATCAGACGGAGCCCACACCATTCCAGCCTCAAAGAGGGGTGCGACGTTGTGCATCCGGCTTATCTTGTCCCTTCCGCCCCCACGACCGCCCGGCGAATAGCCGACGGCGGGGATATTTTTTAGGCGAAGCTCGTCGATGAGAGGCTGGCCTGTGGCCTTGGCTTCGACGATGACCATGTCGGGGTCCCAGTACTGATATTCGTCAAAGGCCACCTGCTTAAGCTCCGGAAAACTCCATCGCCCCCGCTGGGCGTCAAGTAAGACGATGTGATCCGGACCATCCAACTCAGGCGTAAAAATACCCCACGTTGTGATGGCAGAATAGTCGGCGGTTTCCTTCTTGGAGAAGGCCGTATCATAGGCTTGAAGGACGTACTTGAGGCGGGGGATTTCTTCCTTCTCCCACAGGTTCCACCAATCCCTTCGGATGATGGTTGAGTCAGCGCTAGTTGGCTGCTGCTGCCACTGGGCGGACCACTTGGATGGTGGAAGGGAGGCCTTGATAGAAAGAAGCGCATTCTTGTCCCAAAACTCCGGCCAGAGCGGATCGCCCGAAGGCATGATCGCAGGGAACTCCACGACCTCCCACTTGTCCGACATGATGTCAGAGCTCTGCGCTTGGATGAGCCTCCCTGTCAGGTCCTTCTTGCCCCAACGGGTCATAACGACAATGATCGCCCCTCCGGGCTGGAGACGCTGGCGAGGACCAGAGGTGTACCATTCGTAGGCGTGGTCGAAAGCGGTGTCTGACAGAGCGTCTTGCTCCGAATGCGGATCGTCAATGATGAACAAGTCTGCGCCACGGCCCGTGACTGCAGCGCCAACGCCTGCGGCGAAGTATTCCCCCAACTGGTCCGTCTGCCAGCGGCCAGCGGACTTCGAGTCTTCCTTAAGCTGTGTCTTAGGGAAGATTTCGCGATACTTGGGGTCGTCAATAAGATCGCGGACTTTTCGACCAAATCTGACCGCTAGTTCCGTATTGTGAGTTGCCTGAATGATTTTCAACTTGGGATTCCGACCAAGGAACCACGCTGGCATCAGGTATGAGGCAAACTCGGACTTTGAGTGTCGAGGCGGCATATTGATGATCAGACGTTTGAGCTCGCCCCGCGCTACCTTCTCAAGTTTCTCGGCGATGACCCGGTGATGCCGACCCTCAATAAAGTTATCGTACACGTGATGCGCAAAGGCCATGAAGCTGTTTTCCGCCTTCTCGCGGGTATCCAGCCTCTTCTTGGCCTCTGTGAGCATAAGCAGTTCTTTTAGGGCTTCTTCTGGTAAAGACTCTAAGCTCATTCATGCCCCTGTTAGGGTTGGGTCCGTCCCGGGATGTAGGGGACATAGTTAGCCAGAGACGCAATTCCGGCGGCTTTGTGATACGGAGCAACCACGGGTCGGACCATTTGTGTAGCAGTTGGTACTGGCACACAAGTGGTGGAACCGTCAGGAAAAGTAAAGAGCTTAAATCCAACCGGACACACCTTGGGGCCGATGGGGGTGGGTGGAGTTGTGCCGCCGCCGCCTGTTCCGCCGCCGCCCGTTCCGCCGCCGCCGGTCGT